CCGATGAAGACAGCGGCGAAGATGACGGTGACGCTGACGCTGGGGACGAAAGCGATGGTGGCTCCGACAGCGATGATGGAGATGTCGAAGAAGATGCCGATAGTGGCGATCTTGGCGACACCGAAGGGTCAGACAGCGACGCCAGTGGGGATACGGACGATGCCGAAGATGCAGACGGCGACTTAGTCGAGGTCAAAGCCGTCACCGATGTGGATGGTGACGTAGAGCATGGCCAGGACACCTCGGACGAGGACGGCGATGGCGGTGGCGTGGGCGCTGGATCAGGTAAGTCACTGTTTGACTTCGATGATGATGCCTTCGCGTCTGTCGATCTGTCGTCCAGCATGGCAGCGCTGATTTCAACAGACGCGCAGGACGTCATGTCGCGGTCTGATTACACCGTCTTCACACGCGAGTTTGACCGGATCGAGCCGGTCAAGCCGCCGGAGAACATCAACGATCTTTGGATACCGGAGATGGAGGAAAAGACTGATCAGATGGCAGGTCGGATGCAGAAGGACATCGAGCGCATCATGGCGTCTCAAAACCATGTCGTTCGTATCCCTGGGCACCGCAGTGGCAAGTTGCATGCGGCATCTCTGTATCGTGTTCCGATGGGCGATCCGCGTGTCTTCACTCAGAAGCAGGAGCATACGTCGAAAAACACCGCCGTTTCGCTGTTGTTTGACAACTCCGGCTCGATGTATGGCGAAAAGTTCTATCTCGCTGCCATCGCGACCTATGCGCTTGTGCGCACACTCGACCGGGTGAACATTCCAAACGAGGCCATTGGCTTCACAACAGGTGACTGGGGCGACATACCGAAAAAAGAGCGCTCTACCGTCATGGATGAAATGAAAACTGGAAGTGTCGGTTTTCACCGCACAGTTCCTCTGATTATGCCGATCTACAAGTCCTTCGACGAGCGCGTGAATACGGTGATCAAGAAGCGTTTCGCCTATATGATGAATGCTCAGCGAGGGCTGAATACAAACGTAGACGGCGAGTCCCTTCAGATTGCAGCCGAGCGTCTGATGCGCCGTCAGGAGAAGCGCAAAGTCATTCTGGTTCTGTCTGATGGCGCCCCGTCTGGCGCAAGCAACGCAGGTCCGCACTTGCGCTCTGTTGTCGAGGATCTGGAGAAGATCGGCATCGAGTGTATCGGCATTGGTATCAAGGATCGCAACGTCTCCAAGTTCTACAAGAACCATGTGATCTTGAGCAACCTGGATGATCTGCCAACACAGGTCATGTCCGAAATTAAAGCACTTCTGGGTTAAGAAAATAAGTAATTGGGGAGTTACTTCCCAATTGCACCCCGCTCAAAAAGTAAGTAATGTGTGAAGTATAAAGCATGTCGCGAAACATGTTTGATCTTAGAGGGAAATCAAAATGACTGACCAAGCAAACGCCGCAACCGCGACGGACGATCGGGTATTGTGCCACATCGACAACGTGCGCGTTCACTCCGTGCAATCGCATATCAAGCGCAATCACCCAGACTGGACGATTGACCGCTATCAGCAGGAATATCCTGACGCATCGCTGCTCTCCGAGACGGCAAAGAACGCACTTGCCAAAAAGGAAAAAGAAATGCGCGAAGCCGTCGCAAATGCAAAAGCTGGTCAGGATACGCTTGTGTCCTCTGGTAAGTCTTTCACCTTTTCACAAGCGCCGTTTCATGACGTGTTCGATCTTGGCAATGCGCCCGCTGCGCGCAACGCAAAAGGCAATCCGATCAACATCAAGATGTTCACCGGTCACGACACCGACTCTCTGCTTTATATGCCGCAGGTCGATCATGCGTATGTGTTCGACATTGACCTCGTCAAGAAGGTCATCATCGGCATGGAGCTGAACCTTCCGGTTTATCTCTGGGGCATGCACGGCACTGGTAAGACGTCAGTGTTGCAGCAGGTCGCAGCGCGCACAAAGCGTCCGTTCTTGCGCGTTCAGCACACCATCAACATGCAGGAGAGCGAAATTCTCGGGCAGTGGACAGTGCGTGACGGCGCGACCGAGTTTCAGCTTGGCCCATTGCCAACAGCAATGATCAATGGATGGGTGTATTGCGCAGATGAATATGACTTCGCGATGCCATCTGTAACTGCCGTGTATCAGTCAGTTCTCGAAGGCGAGCCCTTGTTGATTAAAGATGCACCTCCTGCGTTGCGCAAGATCATTCCGCATCCTGAGTTCCGCATCTGCGCAACCGGCAACACAAACGGCATTGGTGACGAAACTGGCCTCTATCAAGGCACGTTGATCCAGAACGCTGCAAACTACTCACGCTTCCGCATTGTGGACGAAGTCAAATATCTCGATCCGAAGATCGAGGAGACAATTCTCGTTGCTAAGACCGGTGTGCCGCGCAGTGACGCTGCGAAGGTTGTGAAGTTCGGCAACGAAATGCGCCGTATGTTCGCAGAGGGCAAAGTTGACATGCCTGTCTCGCCGCGCGAGTTGATCGGTGCTTGTATTATCGCCGGCTCCCTCGGCGGCAAGTTCTCAACCGGACTTGAGTTGTCTTACGCAAACCGCCTGTCGCGCGTGAACCGCCGGGCAGCTGTTGAATACATGAGCAGGATTTTTCCAGAGTGAGCAATCATACCGATCCAGAAGCGAGCCGCCGCCTTGTGCTGTGGTTCGCTCACAAAGTTATGCGTAGATTGAGGAGCTTGGGTGCAAAAACTGCCCAGTTTTCTGACATCGAGCAGGAGCTATGGTGTGCTTGGTGTATCGCGCGTGACAATTTCGACCCAGAGCAAGGCGTCAAGTTTTCGACATACCTGATGCGCGGTATGAAATTGCACATTAACCGGCATGTTCTGAACCAGTTCGAAAAGGTTCACAGCGAAATCACCGCCTTGTCTTTGGATGCGCAAACCAAAGGATCTGAAGGCGATGATGCTGGTTCTCTTGGTGATATTATCGCTGACACCGACGCCGTCGATCCCGTCGAGCATATCGCCAAGTCTCAGCATCTCGATTTGGTGTGCAGTCGCCTAACACCACGGGCTCGGTCATTCGTTACGATGATCGCAAACCCGCCAGAGGAGATCCTTGAGGAGTTGAGACGTCTTGATGCAAAAGCGGAACATGCCCGGTCAATGGACATTACCTATTCCGTGTCGCGCAGCTTGATGGCCTCTCATGTTTTTGGCGTCATGGGTGCAACGCGCACCGAGCGCACGAAAATCTTCAAGGAGATCGAGAAGGTCACTAAAAGGATGAACAAGTGAGCAGTATCATTCCAAACTACGCGCCGGGCTGTTTCGGATCAGCAATCGCGTTTCAAAAGGCGGAGCTGACCTGTAAATCATGTAGCTTCATGGGCAATTGCGGTCCTGTCGCGCTGCACAATGCGCAGTTACTTCGGGCAAAGTTTGGCATTGCGGAGCCTGCTTTCAAACCTGTCTTGAAAGCACCCGAGGTTGTCGAAGATCGTCCCGCCTTTCGCCTGCCGCAGCGCGTTCAGAATTTGTTGGACAAGCTGGACAATGGCAACTTCGACGTTGTTGGCAAGTTACAGCGTGGCGAAAACCCGTTTGACAAGACGATGCCGACGTTGCGCGTGGCCTGTCACCTTCTGCTTCGGCTCAAACGTCCGATCGACCGCGAGACACTGACGATGGCCTATGTCTCGCATTTGAAATTGCAGCCCGAGACCGCGAGAATTTATGCGCGTGTCGCCATTTACGCGCTTACACATGTGGGCGCTGTCATAAGTAATGATGGTCTTATCTCTCTGAAGGAGAATGCGAATGCTTAATCTTGTCGGAAAAGTTGGTGAGTTCTTCGCCTATTTCTTTGCGCTCTTGTTCGCCTTTTCTATTCTTCTGGCGTCACTCGCGACTTTAGGACTTGTTGCGATATTTGTGGTGATAATGCGGACGTGGCTTTATGTTTTAGCCGTCGTTCTCCTGATCGTCGTCGGTAATCAGATGGGGTATTTGTAATGAACCCCATTCTTGCAGCGCGCTCTGACTTCTCCATCGGCGAGAGCATTCTGACCATAGGCAAACTCGTCTCCGGTGCGAAAGCGATCGGAGCGGGTGTTGTTGGTCTTACAGATACAATGAGCGTCACCGCTTTGATTGATTTCAGTAACGCCGCCAAGAAAGCTGGGCTGCGTCCGATTATTGGTTGTCGTCTGCGCCTGACAGATGATGCAACCTGGCGCCCAGCCAAGGGCGAGAAGAAAAAGCATATGCCGCGGGAATACTTCCTGACGGTCTATCCGCGCAACGACACAGGTGTGAAGATTGTTTTCCGCCTGTTGACGCTCGCCAGCAGTGAGCAGCGGTTCTATTACGTTCCCAAACTCAGCTTTGACGATTTCTTTGCCGAGTTGACCGATGATCTTGTGGTCGTGCTGGGTGATGGCGCATCTGTGCTTGAGCATCCCGACATTGAGAACATCGCCAAGCGCTGCCGCAAGCAGAGTGAACACGTCTACGCACCGCTTGTGCCGATCAACACGCCGTATTGGGGTCGTGTCAATCAGATCGCAACCGGTCTGTGCGCCACAACGCGCGTATTGCCGCTTGTGATCCGCCCTGCCCTCTACACCGAAGATGGTGCAGACGTGCAAGAGATTATGACGGCGATTTCCGACAACGACAAGATCACCGATGGTTGGTTCAAGTCGCGCTACAACCGCGACATGCACTTGATGGGTCTGTCTGAAATGGTCGGTCACGTCAAAACATCAGCGGCGCATTTGGAAGCGCGCGGCGTCACGGGCGCAGGGCAGCTCTGGCGCGACGGTCTGACGAACACAAAGGCGATTGTGGATAGCATCAGCTACGTTTGGGAGAAAGCGGCTGTGACGCTGCCCAAGATGGCGCCGGACGAGTTCGCTAAGCTGACAGCCGAATGTCAGAAGGGTTGGCGGCTGCGCTTCTCTGCGCCCGTCTTCGGACATCAGCCGACTGTCGAGGATCAGAAAAACCTGTATCTATCCCGCCTCAAATATGAGTTGGAGATCCTCAAGAAGCTGAACTTCTCCGGCTACTTTCTGCTGGTGCAGGACATCGTCGTTCACGCAAAGACAAGCGGCATTCTTGTTGGTCCGGGCCGTGGCTCCGTTGGTGGTTCGTTGGTTGCGTATCTGATGGGCATCACTGAATGCGACCCGATCCGCTTTGGTCTTCTGTTCGAGCGCTTCATCAACCCCGAGCGTCTCGATCTTCCAGACGCTGACCTTGATTTCATGTCCTCACGGCGGCACGAGATTGTCGATTATCTGGTGCAGAAGTTCGGCCGCTCCCGCGTGGCAGGTGTGTCTAACTTTGGCACGCTTGGTGCTGCATCTGCCATTCGTGATGTGGGCCGCGTTACGGGTCTGTCGGATCGTGAATATTCGGTTTCGAAGTTCGTGCCGAAGAAGCACGGCGCAAACGTATCTTTGCCGGAGTGTCGCGAGGTGGGTGAGATTGATAAATTCGCAAACACCTATCCAGAACACTGGAAGATCATGGAAGCGCTCGAGGGCACCATTCGGAACTTCTCGCAGCACGCCGCCGGTATCGTCGTTGGTGGGTGTGATCTTGTTGAGCGCGCCGTGATCGAGGACCGCAAGGGAAGCCCTGTGGTGTGCTTTGACAAGCGCATGGTAGAAGACCAGGGTCTCGTCAAGGTTGACGTCCTGGGCCTCTCTACGCTCGACCTGATCAAGCTGTGCGTTGACTATATCACCGAGCGCACCGGCACCACGCCCGACATCTCTGCAATTCCGCTCGATGATCCGAATGTTCTCAAGAATTTTGCCGAAGGTCGCACCAATGCAATCTTCCAGTTCGAGAGCGGCGGCATGCGCAAGTTGCTGAAGGATCTCGGCGCAGACGGCGGCATCACGTTTGAAGACATCACCGCTTGCACCGCGCTCTATCGTCCAGGTCCAATGGAGTCAGGCATGATGGACAGCTTCGCAAAGCGCAAACAGGGTCTTGAGAGCGTCGAATACGACCACCCCATCATGATCCCTGTTCTCGAGGAGACATTCGGCGTGATCGTCTATCAGGAGCAGGTCATGAAAATCTCGCAAGTGATTGCAGGATATACCGGCGCCGGTGCTGACAAACTTCGCAAAATCATGGGCAAGAAACTGCCAGAGGAGATGAAGAAGGAACGCGGCAACTTTGTTGATGGCTGCGTCGCGACAATTCAGTGCGCGCCGGAGTGGGCCGGAAAACTGTTTGACAAGATCGAAGGCTTCGCCGGATACGGCTTTAACAAAAGTCACTCCGTTGAATACACGCTGATCTCCTATCAGGCGATGTGGCTCAAGACCAATTTTCCTGTTGAGTTCTTCGCAGCGGCTTTGACCATTCTCGACAGCGACAAGCTGCCCGGTATCATTCGTGAGGCGAAGTCCTGCGGCGTCAACGTGGACGTGCCTGACATCAATCACTCTACGGGTCGGTTCGAGATTGCAACAGACACACGTCTTGTCATGCCGTTCCAGCGGATCAAGGGCATTTCTGACAAGACATGCGATGCGATCCTGAAGGCACGGGTCACTGGTCGCTTTACGTCGATGGATGACTTTCTTGCACGGGTCGAGAAGCGCAGTTGCAACGTCCGTCACCGTGAGGTTCTCACTCTTGTTGGGGCGTTTGCATGGGTTGATCCTACTCAGCAGCCGCCAAATCATCCAAGTCGCATCAAGGATCAGATCGAACTTCTTCCGGGTCTGATCGCGGCGCATGTGCCTATCAACCACAGCATGAACAACGACAAGACGACCAAAGAATATCTTGGCGAGTTGATTGATCGCTACCGCGCCAATCACGGTCCTGCATCTGCGACACCAGACGGTATGCCGGTCAAGCCGAGCTTCGGACGCAATGCGCGCTTTATGATCATCGCAGATTGCCCAAATGGTCAGGAAGACACAGCAGGTCTTATGGGTCTGTCGCTCTCTGCAGGCGCCATTACAGAGGCGATCTACGAGTCCGGGCTCGATGTGCCCGACGCATACTGGACGGCACTTGTGAAGCGTCCCAAGCGCGGTGCGCAGCTGCTGCCGGAGGAGATCAACCTCTACAAGCCTTATCTTGACGAGGAGATTGAAATGCTGCGGCCGCCAGTGATCGTTTTGATGGGCACGACAACAGTCCGGACGTTCATGCCAGAGTTCCGCGGCAAAGCGTCAGACGCCGCCGGCACTGTCGTTTACAACCGTGATCTTGATGCAAATCTGGTGATCGGCTTCAATCCAGGCGAAATTTATCACGCGCCAGAAAAGCAGGAAAACATGAACAGAATTTTCCACAAAGTAGCGGAGTTGTTGGCATGAAGAAACTCATAAAGAGGCTGGTCTGTGACTGGTTTCACGTCGGCGGAATAATTGAGCGTGATCATGAAGGTCGCATAAACTGGCGCTGCTTAAAATGCGGCCGCTGGGGAGATAATCCCGTTTCCAAAGAGACGGAGCGTCATGTCTTTGACTCTGCCATGCAGCCTAATCAGGTCATGGCTGATCTGATCTTTGGATACCGGAGTGAAGAAAAATACAGCTGTAAACGTAGCACACCGACACCCACAACTTCACACTTTCCGGAGACATAAAATGACCGAACCCGTCAATCCCGTCCTGAGTGCCCTGCCCCAGTCAACCTACACGGTGCGCGACTTTGTAGATGCAGGTAAGCTCAAGTCCGACCTTGCGTATTCAACCAACGATCTGTCGGATGCGATGATGCGTCAGGCGTCTTTGTTCAGCCACTACGGCGTTCTTCTGGCGCAGGCATCGCATCAGGTGGACGTGGTCAAGATGCTGCTCGAAAACACCGAAGCCGCTGTTTACCGCAAGCTGCGCAAGGAGCTGACAGACGCCGGTGAGAAAGTCACCGAGCCAATGCTCGAGAAAGCCGTGTCGCGCAATGACCGTGTTGTCTCCATGAAGCGCGCACTGGCACAGGCAAAGCGCGTCGAGACCGTGACCAAGACCGCCGTAGAGGCATTTCGCCATCGCCGCGATATGCTGGTTCAGCAAGGCTTGATCAGTCGCGAAGAAATGAAGGGTCAGCTCGGTATCGCCGCGAAGAACGCGCATGAAGAGGCGCGTCAGCATCAGGCGATGGACGCAATGTCCCGGATTCAGGCCATACGCGCAGGTAAAGAGGAAGGTGAATAAAAGAGAGCGCATCCCAAGATTTTCGCGCTATAACGTAAGCAAGCGCTGACGTTGAGCGCGACACACAAGCCGATGAAAACCCAGTGAAAAAGACATGCAGGTCTAGCGAGAATATGCTATAAGTTATATAGCTATGTAGCTACATGGTCAGCACGAAAAGCACAAAGTCCAAAGTCGAAAATACAAAGTCCAAAGTCTCAAAACGCAAAACGCAAAACACAAAAGGAACGCCACACATGGCAATCAATCCAGCACTCACCCGTATGCTCGGTCAGGCCGCAAACAAATACAAAGGCGGAGGCGGTAACAAAGCCGCAAAGCCAGGTGACGGTCGCACACAGATCCGTCTTCTCATTGACCCTTCAAAGCCGCTCGAACAGTTCTGGCAGGACTCTGCCGTTCACTGGATCAAAGCCGACGTTAATGGCAAGCCTCTTGTTGTTGTTGGCGACTGTGACACCGTCTTCCAGCAGCCCTCTGTTATTAAAGCTGCGATCCAGATGGCCATCGACAATGCCACCGACGAGGACAGCAAGGAACTCTTCGAAAGCTGGAAGGAAAAGAAGTCTGTCATTTTTCCGGTCATCATTCGTCCTGAGACCGACACGCCTGTTCTGATGGAGCTTACGCCGACCACTTTCGGTAAGATCATGGATTTGATCACGATGTATGCGACATCTTTGCAGGATCCAAGCGATCCAAACTCAGGCATCGACATTACCGATCTCAACGCCGGTATGGACATCATCATCACCAAGACTGGCAAGGGTCTTAACACCAGCTATGACGTCGCGATTGCGCCAGCAGGTTCCAAGCCAGTTCCGGCAGATGTATTCACCAAGATGCCTGATGCGTTGGAATACGTGAAGCGCGAGTTCTTCCGTGGCGAAGAACAGAAAGCCCTGAACGCAATTCAGCAGATCGCCGGTATCGCAGTGCCACGCTTGGCAAACACAGCAGCAACACCCACAGCAGCGTTGACAGCGCCGTCTGCGGTTGTTCCAGATGCTACTGTTGCTGCACCTGCACCTGTTGCTGCACCTGCACCTGTTGCAGCACCTGTCGTCGCTGCTGTTGTCGAACCTGTCGCTGTCGCGCCCGTAGACAATGACATCGCAACACAGATCGCGGCACTTCAGGCGCAGCAGGCCGCGCTTGTGAAGTCGCAGACAACACCTGCGGCTGTTGCAGAAGCAGAACCTGAGACTGCATCACCGATGCTCTCTGAGAGTGATGCAGACGCCATCCTCGCGGAACTTGACCAGCTCAAGTAACGCAGGTCATTCGATGCAGGTTCCCCTCCCTGGCCTGTATTGAACTCGATCCGTTTTCGCGAACGGATCTTTACGGAGTGAGTGATTGGTCCTTCGCCAGACGCTCACTCCGTTTTTACGAGGTTCATATGAAAAAGCACCATCTTATCATCGACGGTAATTCGTTGGGTTATTTCGCCAATTCAGGCAAGAAATTGTCCATTGGTGAGCTGCAGGTTCAGGCGATCTACAATTTCCTGCGCACCTTGCGTCAAGTCTATGCGCTGCACCAGCATTACAACGTGATCATTCTATGGGATGGTCTGTCTTGGCGCCATCAGATCAGAAGTGACTACAAGGAGCATCGCGATGTGGTCGAAAAGCTATATCAGATCAAACAAGCAGCCGCCAAAGATGCGTATCGCAAGCAGGTTCCTTACATCAAGCAGGCGCTTGGTTATATCGGTGTTCCTCAGATTTCGGCGGCAAATATGGAAGCTGACGACCTTGCGGCGATCTTCACAGACAAGTTCACAGCGCGGGGTGAAACTGTCAAACTTATGACCGGCGACAAGGACTGGTTGCAACTTGTTGGGCCGAATGTGACATGGCACGACTTCATCAACAAACGCACCGTCACGCACAAAAACTTTGAGGAGTTTACAGGTGTTGCGACGTCGCGCCAGTTTGTTGAGGTCAAGGCACTCGCTGGTGACGACGGTGATCTAGGCAAAGGCTCGGGCGTAGGTGGCATCGGTGAGAAGGGCGCAAAAGACTTTCTCAATAAATATGGCAGCTTTACGGACTTCATCAACATGGTGTGTCTTGAAAAGTCCATAGATTTCAACAAACTACCAAAGAAACTTAAAGCGCTGGTTGAAGATGAACAAAAGGCGCTGAAGTTTCAGGAAAACATCTTGTTGATGGACTTGCGCACAGCGGCGCGTCCCGCACCCACTGGCATGACGCTCGATAAGGGCGTCCCGTCACACCACAAAATGGAGCGGTTCTGCGAGACCCTGCTCTTCAAATCCATTCTGCAAGAGTTCGACGATTGGTTGCGTGTCTTTCCGGCATTCAATCCGACAACCTAATCATTCACCAAGGAGTTAGCTATATGGCTAAAACATCATCACCGCAGGACATCGTAAATGCTCTGGCAGGCGTCGGTCTGACCAATGACGAAGAAGCAACGCCCACCAAGTTTCTCGATACCGGCTTTCCGGTTCTGAACCACGCATCGAACGCAGATTGGGCAGGTGGTTTCCCTGTCGGTCGTGTGATCGAAATTGCCGGGCCACCATCAGCAGGTAAAACGGCAATCGCGACACGCGCTATGGCAGCTGCACAGAAAATGGGCGGTATCGCTGGTTTCATGGATCATGAGCGCTCGTTCTCGATCAAGTTGTCACCAAAGCTGGGGCTCGACAACTCACCGGGGCGTTTCATCTATAAGAAGCCAGAGACCTTCGAAGCATCCATCGCGACCTTCCACCTTGCTGTGTCAACCATTCGCGACAAGAAGCTGATTGATCCCAAAGCGCCGATCTGTTGGGTCTTTGACAGTCTGGCCGCCATGACGCCCTACTCTGTGATCTATGACGACAAGGGCAAGCGTCGTGATCCCAATTCGATCAACATGCGCGACAAACTGGCACTTGCGACCGCAACCTCTGTTCACTTTCCTGGCGTCACTCAGGTGGCCGAGGATTACGGCGTGTGCTGTATCTTCCTGAACCAGATGCGCACGAACATCGGCGTGATGTTTGGTGACAATCGCAAGACCACCGGCGGCAATGCACCTGAGTTCTACTTCTCGCAGCGGATGTGGCTGTCTTCGAAGAAGATCAAAGTCGGCACGGATGTTATCGGCATGGAAGTCACCGGTCAGTTCGTTAAGAACAAGGTGGCGCGTCCTTACGGTGAGGCAAAGTGGCGCTTCATGTTTGAGAAAGACGGCACAGGTCGCTTTGATCGTGAGCGGTCATTGATCGACTTCCTCGAAGCCGAAGGTCATCTGACAAAAGGTCGTCCGGGCTACATCGAATGGGATGGCAAGCAGTATTCGCGTGACCAGCTGACCGATCTTATTCGTGATGAAGGTGACGCTGGTTTTGACAAGCTGAAAGCGCTTCTGCCGGCATCCTACACACCGCCGGTTGTTGCTCAGATCAGCATAGAAGACGAAGACGACACGGTGTCATAATTATCCCGCACTCCCCATTTGTCTGCGCTATAATAAAGTGCAAGCAAATATGGTGTGGAATAATGAAGACAATAAGCATTTGGCAGCCCTTCGCGACTTTGATTGTGGAGGGCTGCAAGACCGTCGAGACAAGAACATGGCCAGCGCCAGCATCAGTTATCGGTCAGCGCATCGGCATCGCATCGACAAAGAATATCCTTCCAGGTCAGCGTGACCAGTGGAACGATCCGGTCTTTCGCATTCACTATGAAATGACCGGTATGCCGAATTATCTGGAGTTGCCGTTTGGGTATCTTCTGGGCACGGCGGTTCTTGATGCTGTCGATGTTATGACCGAAGAAATGATGGAAGATGTCTCGGACACGGAGTTGAACTTCGGTTGGTGGGAACCAGGCAGCTACGCTTGGCGTCTGACTGATCCGATCAAACTGGAACACCCCATCCCCATTCGGGGTCAGCAGGGTATCTACGAGTGGAAGGGCAAACTCGATGGACATGCGCAGAAAAGCGAAGAAGCTGGCAAAGAGCCTGATTAAGGTAGGCAGGCGAACATACGGCGGCATATACGAGCTAGGTGGGCAGGACGTCTACCTGGCATGGCGCAAGACAGCAGAGGTCTTTCGTGGCGGCGAGAAGACACTCTCGGACGCGGTCGAAAATCACAAAGCATCCTGGGCGATGGACAACGACACGCTGATTGAACTGCGCGTCAAGGGCGTCAAGATTGTCGGTGTTTGGGTTATGGACACGGACGACAAGTTTCTCGCGCCTATCGACGCCTTCTTCGACCAGTCCCGCGCCAAGATGATGAACTTCGGCACACGCGGCGGCGCGCTTCAGCGCTATCTACCCCTTGAGCATTTCCACATTCGCGCGGGAACGACGAAGATTAAGTAAAAGCCGAGCGCATCCCGTGCTCAAAATTGCTATAAATAATAAGTAAGCAATGAACAAGGCTGGATCACATGACATACGGCGTCGTATCAGACATTCACGCGCATGCGTGGAATACATTTTCAAAGACAAACCCGGACGGCGTCAACTCCCGACTGCGCATGATCCTTGACGAGCTGGTGCGCGCGGCGCGCACCGTCAAGACAGCAGGTGGTAGCACACTTGTTGTCGCTGGTGACATCTTTCACTCACGCGGCACAATCGACCCCGAAGTTCTAAATCCTGTGCGCCAGACCTTCGAGAACATTCTCGGGATGGGTCTGGATGTTGAGATTATTCCGGGCAATCACGATCTGAAAAGCCGTGACACGACCGAGCTTGGATCTTCTGTTCAGAACCTCGCGCAGATCAGCATCACAGGCGGGCAGCTGCGCGTTCATAACCAGCCGGTGATCGTGACGGTAAATGGTCACAATCTTGGCTTCGTGCCGTGGTGCTATTCACATGAGGAGCTGCATGAAGGTCTTGAGACGCTTCGGGCTATGGCGGCGAAGTCAAATGTCACAGATCAGGTGGACGTGTTCATTCATGCCGGTATCGACGGTGTTCTATCTGGCATGCCTGCGAGTGGTCTGACACCCGCTGACCTGTCGAAATACGGCTTCCGGCGTGTCTTTGCTGGTCACTATCACAATCACGCCGACATGGGCGATGGCGTCTATTCTATTGGCGCTACGACGCATCACAGTTGGCGTGACGTCAATGCGCGCGCCGGGTTCCTGACAGTCAATGATGTAGGCGGCGTGACATTCAATGACACGATGGCGCCGAAGTTTGAAGATGTCACCGGCTTTGACGAGATGGAAATGGAGCTGGCCTGCAAAGGCAACTATGTGCGCTTCAACGGGCCCGCTATGACGCAGCAAGATATTGACCTTCTGCGTCAGCAGTTAACCGCATGGGGCGCGCTTGGCGTGTCAATCCAGGTGCCCAAAGCAACCTCTCAAGCCGCGACCGCAAGTCCCGTCAAAGGCAAGAACCTCGACACCGTTGTTGAGGAGTTTGTCGATACAAACGCCAGCATTCCAGCCAGCGTTGACAAGGCGGCCGTAAAGACGCGCGCCGCAGAGGTGCTGCGCTCGGTGAGTGAAGTGGTGGAGGAGGTTTGATGCCCGTTCCTGTTCTCGCAAAGGAGCTGCACGAAATCCTCAAATCCTTATTCTGGATCTGGTTCGTCTTCGTTTTGCAGACGGCTATACTAGATTACCAGATCGGCAATCTGAAGGACCGCATCGAGATTCTCGAAGCCATCGCTCTTACCCTCCCGACTACCGACTAACGATCTGATATAATTAAAGAAATCAGACAGTGAGGAATAAAATGTCAAAACTCTTTACGATCACGTTCACCACACAAAAGCGCGTCAAGAAGTTCGACGCGCGGGGCAAGATGGTATCGGAGACCAACTTGGACACACCGGTCACGCTCAGCGCTTTGCCGCTTGCGACGGCGATGTCTTACTCGGGGTGTGACAACTTCAAAATCAGCGATCATGTGCCGACGCACACAGGCGGTCGTATGTCCGGATCGAGCAAGCCGGGTTGGGGCAACGCAGCTACCAAGAAATACACGCCGCGCAGTGATGCTCAAGCGACACCAAAGCAAGTCGTTGCTGGCAAGTCCGCTCAGCAAAAGGCCGCAACAACAGGCGATTTGTCCGCCGCAATCAATAAGGCCTGACTTACATGGTAGATCAAGAACTTATGACAGAGCTGGCTGACGGGACATTTGACCCGTCAGCAAAGCGCGAACCTTTGCAGTATCTCGTTGGTGTCTGCGAAATGGGAGCAGACGGTCGGATCAGGGGCACGCATCACGTATCCTCGACCGTCGCAACCTCGCTCAACGCAGCAAAGGCATGGGCAATCAATGATACCGCCTGTGACTGGGGTTACGACGCGGCCGATATAGAGAGTTTGCACGTCCTGTTCGTTATGACGACGCCAGTCGGCGTCAATATTGACTTCGTTGAATACGACGAAGGTGTTCAGACATGACCGAAGAGCAATATGCCGAGTTCTTCCACATCTGGAACATCATCTTCTCAACGCTCTGGCCCAAAGAGGAGCCGGATATGATGGTTTATCGGGTCGAGAACCTTCCCGAAGATCCAAACGTCAAGATTTTTGCATCGCACTTCACAGGTCCGGTGCCGCTCACACATACGCTGGTCGGTGAGCCCTTGATCAAGATCGTTTCGCGGGAGGTTGTCTGCGACCTTCTGAAAGAAAAATTCAACATTGTTTCTGACCTGATGGTGGCCGCATGAACATGCACAATCTTCCCGCGATGCAGCGCTCCATTCCTGATGTAATCTCGGAATATTTTGAGCGCCTCGAAAGCGTGGACAACATGATCGAAGACCTGGGCGTGGCGTCACGCGCGCTCGAGGTTGGCTCCGTCGTTGCTGGCACCTATGTCGGCTCGATCTGGGGTCGCTATGGCAGTGTCTCCGTTCACAAGCGCGACATTGAAAAGAACCTGCTAAAATCCGCCTGGAAGCACATCTATGACGGTCTGAACATCGCGATTATCGCACCGGTCAAGGACCGCAGCGCGTTTGAGCGCATGATGGAAGATCCACCTGAACTGACGATTGAAAACCTGCGTGACAAGTTTGGCGAATATATCAAAAATCCGCGTGAACATATCCTGCGCGGTCTGGCGGAGCAGTTCACCAATCTCGATCCGGCATACAAGAGCCATGACCGCGTCAAGATTGGCGTATCCGGGCTGCCAAAGCGCATCGTCGTTGGATATGTGACTGACGATTACGGTCTGTCGTATGACGGCAAGCGAAAGATGATGGACGTGATCAACGCCCTTTTCACCTATCTGAGCGAGCCGTTGATCGAGAACGCCGAGGTGGCAGATTGGGGTAAGAAAGCGTGGAGCAGCAAGAGCGCAGATCACCGCGGCATGACGCTCAAGCTGTTCAAGAATGGCAACGCGCATCTGCACTTCTCTGACCACCGGCTTGATGCGATCAACCGCGCATTGGCCGAGTTCTACGGCGACGTTCTGCCTGATAGTCCAGAGGAGAACGTCAAGAAGCGCGCATCGACCGCAGTGTCAAAAGACCTGCAATTCTACCCTACGCCCGATCCCGTCACGCAGCGGATACTGTCAGACATCCACATAAAATCTGACATGCTGATCCTTGAGCCGTCATGCGGCGAGGGCGCGATGATGATGGCGGTCAAGAAACAGAATCCAGAAGCCAAAATCGTAGGCATCGAATATGACGCCGGTCGTGTTCAAAAGTGCCGCGACAAAGGGCTTGCTGTTGTTCAGGGCAACTTTCTGAATGTGCCACCGAAGGCGATGTATGACCTTGTCGTTATGAATCCGCCGTTCGCTGGTCTGCACTGGAAGAAGCATCTGCTCCTTGCGATGCAGATGGTCAAATCAGACGGTCAGATCGCCTGTGTCTTGCCCGCCAGCGCGTATGTCGATGGGCATTTGGACGACATCAAAGACAAGGTTCGGTCGTTTCGCTGGACTGATCTGCCAACTGGATCGTTTCGCGACAGTGGCACCAACATTGCAACCGGATTTGTGAGGTTCTGGACAAAATGAAAGTGACAAGAAGTGCGTGGGTTTCAAACACCACAGAGACATTGCGTGAAATGTCTTGGAGATACGAATGTCGCCGGTGGCAGGTTCTGTTCTGGCTCGGCGTTATGGCGAGCTTTACGCTTGGCATGATGTTCGCAATCGCGATCACAGATGGCTCGATCTTCTTCTTCACAGAAGGCATGTCTGACAAATGAATTTGCTGGGATGGGCTCTTATCGTAATTCTAACGACCAGAGATGGTCCGGATTTGAAAAAGTTCAGCTTCGAAACCGAGGCAGGATGCACAGACGCAGCCGAGAAAATCAGATTTGTGGACAGTCGATCAAAGGGCGCAGGCTCCATTGTCGCCTTCTGTGTGTCTGACGGCAAAAAGAGAAAAACAGGATCAAGGGAGACAGACAGATGATTGGCGCAAGATACGTTCATAAGAAAAGATCCAGCACCTATTCTATTATCGGCGTTGTAAAATCAATGTCCGCGATGATGGAAGACGGTGATTTTTTTGGGACTTTGCTTATCGACGAACAAAAACACGAAGACGTAATGGTGCAGATTTCAAATGGCAATCACGATGGTCCGTGGTGGATCTATGAGAACCACGACGGCATGAAATTTGTGCGCCCAGCGTCCGAATTTACACCAGATCGCTTTGAGAGGATCGAGACATGAAATTCACCGAACTTAAAATCACCAACTTCCTCGCACTCACAGAGGCGTCGTTACGACTTGACGACCGCGGACTGGTGCTTGTTGAAGGCAAGAACACGATCAACCCGTCAGCCAAGTCAAACGGCGCCGGGAAGTCTTCGATCATGGACGCGCTCTGCTGGTGCTGGTTTGGCACGACAGCGCGCGGTGTAACCGGTGACGATGTGATCAACCGCACTGCAAAGAAGGGCACGTCTGTGTCCTCTACTGTGCTGGACAACAACATCACCTATACTGCAACGCGCCACCGCAAGCACAAGACCGGCAAGAACAGCCTTCAGATCACGATGAACGACGGCTTGACTGACACTGACCTGACCAAAGGCACCGATAAGCTGACACAAGAGGTCGCTCGGAAGATCATCGGCGCGTCCCTCGATGTCTTTACAGGTTCGATCTACGCTGGTCAGGAGAAGATGCCTGACCTTCCAGCCATGACCGACAAAGCGCTGAAACTTCTGATCGAAGAGGCCGCCGGTATCACCTTACTCGAAGAGGCGTATCAAAAGGCGCGCGAGGGCTTCAACGCGATCAAAGCAAAGGTCGAAAAAGCGCAAGGCGTCGTTGATCAAACGGTGCAAAAGCTGGGCTGGGTAGATGGTCAGATCGTCAACACGACAAACCAGGTGGATGTCTGGGCCACAAACCACACCACAAAGGTCGCAGCGCTCAAGCAGCGCGCCGTCAGCGAGGTTCTGACACCTTTGAAGCAAGTGACTGCCGACATTGCCGCAGCGGCCACCACAGGCGATCTCAGCGCCGCTATCAGCGCCTGTGATCAGAAGATCAGTGCCGTCTCCGGTGAGCAGCAGCAAATGACGCAGCTTGAGGGCGCGGTGATCAGCGCACAGGGCAATGTCAACAATGCAGACCGGCGCCAGTCAGCGACGGAGCGTGACATTCAACTGTGCAACAAGGCGCTGCAGGACGTCGATAAGAAGATCGGAACCCCCTGCTCGGAATGTGGTCGTCCGATCACAATCTCGGAGATTGCCGCAGCGCGCCAGGCGGCGCAGAATGCGCTCACAGCGGCAGAGGAAAAAGGTCTGCTTGAGGCCAAGGAGTGTCGAGAGGCGCGACACGCGCTGAAAGAAGCTATTGCGGCGCGCGATGCGTTCAAGGAGACGCTGACAGACCTGACGGCGGTTGGTGCCGAGCGTAACAGCCTGCATCTTCAAATGGCGCAGAGCAATCGTCTTGAAGCCCAGAAGGTGCGTTTGACGGAAGACGGTCATCGCATCAAGAAGGAGATCGTGGCGCTCTCGAGTGAGGAAAACCCACATCTTGCAACACTGGACCGGCTTGAGAAGGAGCATGTTTCGGCGCTCGAGAGCCACAAAGATGCGGAAAAGGAACGTGATCTTTTAATGACGCAGTTGGCGGTCGAGCAGGAAGTGGTGAAAATCTACGGACCTGCTGGTGTCCGGGCGCGTGTGTTGGATGACATCACACCGTATCTGAACGCGCAGACAGCCAAATACCTCTCGGTTTTGACCGACGACTCCATCGACGCAACCTGGTCGACCGTGCAGATGGACAGCAGGGGCAATCCGAAAGAGCGTTTTGCCATTGATGTGACCTCTATGAAAGACGCCGGTAAGTTCGACGGGTTCTCAGGTGGTGAGAAGCGCAAGATCCGCGTTGCCTGTGCGTTGGCGCTGCAGGATTTGGTCTCGACACGCGCGACCAAGCCAATCGACCTGTTTCTCGCAGACGAAGTTGACGACGCCTTGGATGATGCCGGTCTCGAGCGCTTGATCTCCGTGCTTGAAGAAAAGGTGAAAGATCGCGGCTCTGTGTTCGTGATTTCGCACAACCCTTTGCGTGACTGGATCAGCCAGGTCGTAACTGTTGAGAAGACAGCTAAGGGTAGCACAATCTACGAGACCGCTGCATAAATGTAGCGCAGCCCTTCCCTGTCGCGCTATAGTGTAAGTATGAAATGACTGAGGCGTGTGATGAAGAAAATAGGAAATTTATGCAACGAGATTGTTCTGTCGGCGCCGACACATTCGACGGTCATATCCGGTGATGTGATAAGCAACGGCTCAATCTCCGCAAGTTCCATAAAGTCAGATACGATATTTACACATGAAAGCGAGGAGACGGGTATGTCTTTAACCAAAGAAGACAAGGAGGTTCTTGAAGATGTCGGCAACCGGATTGTTCATAAGATGATCCACGATGATGCCATTTTCGAGTGTGATGGCATCACGAAGATTACCGTGAAGATGAAGGACGGCGAGTATCGTAAGAAGGCAATTCTGGCGGGCACAAAGTTCTATCTCGACAGTTCCTATGTCGGCAAACAGGAAAGCCTGATCTTTGTTCTGACGCCTCTGGAAGACTTGGGTGACATCGCCAAGGTCGAGATCGGAATGCGTGACGGCGACGGCTTCTTTCCGCTGATGGGCGGCCAGATCGCGAGCGCCTTTGGCCTCCGGTCTGTCGAGTCCCTTCATCGTGCCGTGTTGATGATCACGGATCTTGCGAAAGAGGAAAGAGAAGAAATGAAGATAGAGGACGAGGAAATCATGACAAACAATCCACTTTGGGGAGCGTTCTGATGGCGCTTATCCGCATAGCAGGCCTTGACGGATCGCTGAGAAACTTTGGCACCGCCCTTATGACGCTGGATACCGTGTCGATGGAGCTGAAGGTTGATGATCTGATCCTGACAAAGACGAAGAAGTCAGCGGCAAAACAGGTGCGCATTTCATCCGACTATATGGATGCTGCGTTGATCATCCGGGATACGGTTGATCCCGCACTGCGCGCATTCAACCCGGCCGCTATCTTTGTTGAGGTGCCATCAGGTGGTCAGGACTATAAAGCCGTTATGGGCTTTGGGATTGTGATCGGGCTTTATGCGTCCTTGCACATTCGCCCAACCGAAGTTTCACCGTCCGAGACCAAACAGGCGGCCGTTGGCACGAAGACAGCGTCCAAGGAAGAAATGATCGAATGGGCTTTTGAGAAGTTCCCCGATGCTAAGTGGCTGACGCGCAAACTCAAAGGCAAGATTGTCCCGATCAAAGACAACGAACACCTCGCTGACGCGGTCGCAATCGCACACGCCGGTATCCGTCTGCCCGTCTTTAAGCAAAGTCTGGCGATTATCAATTCAAGGGCTGCATAACCACATTTTGTGCTTGAAGATAAGTAACCGCTGACATATTGTGGCAGGTCTGCGCTAGACGCAAATCCATTCACCTTAAATAAACGAGAAAAACATGAACCAGATTACTGCGCGCGACTATTTCCCAGGCATGGGTGCCGCTGTCGCCGACCGCACCGTAAACCGCCGCATTTTTACAGACAATCAACGCGCTTCGCTTCCGAAGGTGCTCAAACTCAATCAGGATGACCTGCACTACAAAGCCTGGTCAAACGCAGCAGAACTGTCCGGTCATCCTTTCAAGGTTGATGATAAAGCGGCACATCAGAAATCAGAACCTGAAACACGGATGGAGCGCTGGGAAGAGGTCGCAAAGCGTGTCGCAGAGGGCAATACCTCTCTTGTCGAAGATGAGGCGCTTGGGCTGGCAGATCGCGATGTGATGGAGAAGCATCTGCGTCAGGCATCCTTGTTGATGTCTGGTCGTCACCTTCAGCACGGCGACATTCGTCAGAAAGACCGCCCAATGGAGGTCTTCACAAACTGTTCCAGTGCCGCGGCTGCATTCTTGAAATTCTACCTGCTTTTGAACGGCTCCGGCGTTGGTCGTTCTTATGACGATGCGATGATGAAGGTCGACTGGCGCAAAATGCCAACCGTCTATGTGGCGATCGACGATGATTACAAAGACCGTCAGATCGCAGCGCTCGATGGCAACGGCATGATGGTGAAGGAAAGTGTCAACTCAATCGCCTGGTTCAAAAAGGCGATCAAGAGCGGAAAAATTGGCGCTACTGAAAAGGTCACAATCTTTGATGTTTCGGACAGCCGCTCTGGCTGGGCAAAAGGCATCGAAGTCATTGAGCGCATGGCATACGAAGGTCGCAGCGATGAAGTCCTGATCCTCGACTTCTCCGGTGTGCGTCCATACGGCAGCCCAATTCGCGGTATGCAGAACCGCCCCTCCTCCGGGCCCGGTCCGCTCATGGATGCGATCATGAGCCTTGCCGCTGTAAAGTTCCTTGATCTTGAGCCGTGGGAAGCGACGATGCACGTCGATCACTTCCTGTCCGCCTGTGTGATGGTGGGCGGTGCGCGCCGCGCGGCACGTATGGCAACGAAGTATTGGAAAGATGCAGGCATCTTCCGCTTCATCAATATCAAACAGTCGGCCGGTCTGTGGTCTTCAAACAACTCTGTGACCATTGACGAAGAGTTCCGCACCGCCTGTGTGCGCATGCGTGGGCTCGTCAAGGCGTATCCGGTCACGCCGGTCGAGAGCATGCCCAAGATGGGTCTCTGCTCGCCCGTTGAAGCGCATGCGTGGACTGTTCTGAACGCAATCGCAGAAGCGTCCTATCATCACGGCACTGGTGAGCCCGGCATTATCAATCAGGACAAGCTGACAGCAAAAGACGATGGCATCGAAGACTATCTCGACGGTCTGTTTGCCGGGTCGCGCGACTATCAGGTGGACGACAGCACGCTTGACCTGATGAAAGAGTTGGCAGCCTCGATCCAGAACGTCAAATACACGATGATCACCAACCCCTGCGGTGAGATTACGTTGCTGATGTTGGGCGCCTATTGTGTGATCGCCGATGTCGTGCCGTTTCACGCAACCAGTGACGATGATGCGGAAGAAGCGTTCCGTGTTGCCGTGCGCGCGCTGATCCGCACGAACACGATGGACAGTCTCTACAAGCGCGAGGTGAAGCGCACGAACCGGATCGGCGTTGGCATCACAGGTCTGCACGAATGGATCTATGCGCGCTTCAAGTTCGCCTGGAAGGACATCATCGACGAGGAGAAGTCGATGGAGATGTGGCAGATGTTGTCGCGCTTCAAACGTGCCATTGTTGACGAGGCGCGAACATTCTCTGAACTGATGGGTGTTGTTGTTCCGCATACAGACACGACAGAGAAACCCGCCGGCACAACGTCGAAGCTGTTCGGTCTGTCCGAGGGCGCGCACTTACCGTCAATGCGTTTCTTTTTGCGCTGGGTCCAGTTCCGCAACGACGATCCTCTTGTGCAGGAATACGCAGACAAGGGCTATCCAGTGCGTAAACTGACCACCTATCCCGGCGTCAGTATTGTCGGCTTTCCCACCGCTCCCGCGATCTGTCAGATGGATGGCGGCGAATGGGTCACGACAGCATCAGAGGCGACCCCGACTGAGCAGTATCAGTATCTTCGCCTTCTGGAGAAATACTGGATTGTTGGTGTTGCAGAAGACGGCGTCACGCCTCTTGCTGAAACAGGCAACCAGATCTCCTACACCCTGAAATACGATCCGAATGAGGTCTCCTACGAGGAGTTCTTCGAGACCATGATTGACGGTCAGTTCAGCATCCGGTGCTGCTCTGTGATGCCAAAGTCAGACATGACGGCTTACGAGTATCAGCCGGAAGAACCGATCAGTGCAGAGGTCTACAAAGACCTGATGCAGAAGGTCGAGGGCGGTGTGAAGGAAGAAATTGACTTCGCACATGTGGATTGCGGCTCAGGTGGCTGTCCAATCGACTTCGAAGACCGCGCGGTAGCTTAACGACAACAGGGCGGTCTTCGGACCGCCCCTTTCACATGGAAAGTCAGAAATGACCAAAAGATACGAAATCGTCAAGACCGGTAAGCCATGCAGATATTGCGAACTGGCAGAGGCGCTGCTCATTCAGAAGAAGCTACCCTACCATGTATCACTGCTTGATACATGCGAGAAGCAACAGGCGTTCTTGAACGCAGGCTTCAGCACCGTTCCACAGATTTACGAAAATGGCGATCACGTTGGTGGTTACGATGAACTCGCTGCGCGTCTTTCTTGAAGAAAGCACGTAACCCGAGCGCATTCCGATCACTAAAGCGCTATAAAGTAAGTATAAACTGAACAATCGAGGGCAAAATGTCTGACACAGAAAACATTAAAATCTTAGACTTCGGGAACAGCCGCATCCTGATCACGACCAGTATCATTGCAGGTGCGCCGGCGGTCTTTCTGACCGAGATGGCAGACGACGACGAGCGTGACCCGAAAGACCTGGATTGGCAGATCAAGGAAGGCGTCACGCTGCGCATGACCAGCCTTGAGCCAAGCCGTCAGCTTCTTGACGCAATGATCACATCCTTCAGCGACCTGAAGGTTCAGTTGAAATTGCAGGACATTGCCCAGTCCGAGCCCGCTCCGAAACCAAAGCGCAAGCGCGCCTCAAAAGCAAAGGTAGTATAATGAGCCTGATGGATCACAACGTATTTACAGAACCAACGCGCACAGAGGACGGTGTCTGGTGCTTCATGGGGCTTGAGGTCGAGGTTATTCTCGCCTCTATGTTCAAAGGCGGTGCGCCGCTCTTCACGATCCGCATGCGCTACCCGCGCATTATTCACGGCGAGGTCATGACGCACCG